GTGGTGCCCCCCTACCCGCCCGAGATGGTAGCGGAGGCCGTAGCCTCACTACACGATCACGTGGCGCAGAAGCTCCTAGAATCCATCACCACCGCATCCGGTAAACCCGCATACGGCACGCCCGGGGAGCTGGCGGCCGCACTAGACGAAAGGACAGTGCAGACACCGGCGCTAGACCTGATCGACCAGAAGCTAGTGAAGGCGTTCAACACACCGGATTCGCGGCTAATCATCAGCATGCCCCCGCAGGAGGGTAAATCGCAGCGCGCCTCCCGCCGGTTCGTTGAGTGGGTGCTCACGCAGAGGCCGGACACGCGGGGAATCATCGCCTCCTACCAGCAGGAGATAGCCACGGAGTGGGGCGGGGTTATTCGTGACGACATCCGCGATAACGCGGCGAAACTAGGCATACGTGTGCGCCCCGGTTCATCCTCAAAGCAGTTCTGGAAGCTGGACGGGCACGAGGGGAGCGTGTTCTGCGCGGGCGTAGGCGGCGCAATGACCGGTAAACCGGCCGACCTGCTGATTATCGACGACCCGGTGCGCGGTCACAAAGATGCCTCCTCACCCACCATTCAAAAGGATCAATGGAACTGGTGGACGGGCACCGCCGCCGCGCGTCTCGCCCCCGGCGCCCCCGTGATTCTAATCCTCACCCGGTGGCACGATAACGACCTGGCGGGGATGCTCATGCGGGAAAACCCCGGCGAATGGGAGTTCTTGCGTATCCCAGCGCAGGCAGACCATAAGCCGGAGGCCGGGGAGGAAGACCCGCTAGGGCGGGAACCCGGCGAGTTCATGGTGTCCGCGCGCGGCCGCACACAAAAGAACTGGGAGAAACGCAAGCGGGAGGCGGGGCCGAAATCATGGGCCGCCCTATACCAGGGCACGCCATCACCCGACGAAGGCGGTATCTTCCCCGGTACGTGGGCGCGCTACAGCAACCCCATCTGGGTTGAACAGCCTACCGGTGAGCGGGTAATCCACGGCATCGGCCCAGAGGACGAAATCATTCAATCCTGGGATCTGGCTTTTAAGGGCACCGACCAATCCGATTACGTGGTGGGCCAAGTCTGGCTGCGCAGGGGTCCCCGCTGCTTCCTGCTGGATATGCGGCGTGAGCGGCTTACATTCATGGAGACGCTAGACGCGATCAAGGCAATGTCCGCGAAATGGCCGCAGGCCGTAGCGAAATTCGTTGAGGACAAAGCTAATGGCCCTGCGGTCATCAACTCCCTGCGCGGGAAAGTCGCCGGGATAATCCCAGTCACACCCGACGGCGGTAAAGTCGTCCGCGCTAACGCAGTCTCGCCACTAGCGCACTCCGGCGACATCATCCTGCCCGAGCCGCACCTGCTACCAAATGTTGAAGAGCTGGTTGAGGAAGCGAAGCTTTTCCCGAATGGGAAGCACGACGACGCGGTGGACGCCATGACACAGGCAGTGAACCAGCTCGGCATCAACCCCATCACCGGCGGGGACACGATAGAAGACGCCGAAGAATGGGGTGAGGACGGGTACAGCATCGGATTCTACTAAAAGAAAGGGGTGGCTATGGGCCGCCTGCAAAGCATCATCGAATCGGCGCGCGAGACCATTACGGGCGCGTTCAACGGCCCGGCCCGTGAGCTAGAGGCCGCCACCGCGCAGCTGCGTGAATCATTCTCCACGATTGAAGGGATGATGGCGGACGACGCCGGGTGGCGGCGGCTCACCACCATAGGCAGCGAGGAGTTCACCCTAGCCGGTGTGAAACGCAACAGTGACGTGTGCAGGCTAATGTCCGTGTCCGACCCGCTGGTGAAGCGTGGCGTGCACGTCCGCGCCGGGTACGTTTTCGGCGCCGGTGTGGGCGTTACCGCCACAGCAACCGCAGAAAACAGCAGCCAGGATGTGAACGCCGTCATACAGGCGTTTTGGGATGCGCCCGCAAACCGCCGCGCACTCACAGGCATGCAAGCACAGCACCGGCTAGAACACGCGCAAGCGACCGACGGGAACATCTTCATCGCCCTACGCACCGACCCTAACAGCGGGGCCGTAACCGCCCGCACCATCCCCCTCACCGAAATCACCGGCGTACTCACCAACCCCGAAAACGCAGCAGAGCCACGCTACTATTTGCGCTCCTGGACAGAAAAACTATACGACACCGCAAGCACCCAGACCATCAGCAAAGAAGCCTACTACCCCGCCCTCGGGTGGCGGCCCGTAGCGCAACCCCAGACAATCGGCGGCATCCCCGTAGACTGGACAACACCCATACACCACCAGGCAGACGGATCACCCGACGGCTGGGCATGGGGCGTCCCCGACATCTTCGCCGCCCTCCCCTGGGCACGCGCATACAAAATCTATTTGGAGGACTGGGCGCGGCTCATGCGCGCACTAGCACGCATCAGCCACCGGGTAACAGCGAAAACCAACAAAGCCGCCTCAGAAGCCCGCCGCGCACTACAGCACGCCGCATTATCCCCCACACCCGGGGTAATCGGCACCGTAGACGCCACAGTAGAGGCCATGCCCAAGACCGGGGCGACAATCGACGCAGAATCAGGGAAACCCCTAGCATCAATGGTCGCCGCCGCACTAGGCGTACCCGTCACCATGCTACTAGGCGACCCAGGGCAGACTGGGGCGCGGGCCGTAGCCGAAACCCTAGACCGGCCAATGCTCAACGACCTCATGGCGCGGCAACACCTCTGGCAAGAAACATACAGGGCTATCTTGGGCCACGTCATCGACGCCGCCATAGCCGCCCCGCAAGGCCCACTCAAAGGCACCGTGAAACAGGCCGCCGGGCAATGGGACATCAAACTGCCCGACGGGGTAGAACGCACCCTAGTGTTCCACTTCCCCGACCTCAACGAGCAGACGCTAGCCGAGACAATCGACGCCGTAACCAAAACCTACGGGACAGGGCTAGTACCCTACGAAACCCTAGCGCTAATCACCCTGCGCGCACTAGGAGTACGCGACCCCGACGAAATCATAGCCGGAATGAAAGACCCCACCACAGGAGAGTTCATCCCCGCCGGGGCCAACCTAGCCGACGCGATCATAGCGCAAGCAACACGCGGAGAACGGAGCGACGAATGACCGTGCACATGGCAGCCGCCGAAGCCGCGCAACGCCTCAAAGACCAAACCGAACGCATGCTAGCCCTCCCCGAGACAACGCTAGCCACACAATGGGCCGCAGCATGGGAAACACTAGAGGCAGCATTCGCCGACGCCATCCGGGCGGCACAAGACCCCACCACAGGGGCAGCCCCCGGGTGGCGCATCCTCCAAGCAAACCGCACCCACGAAGCCCTAGCGCACGCCCGCGAAAAACTAGAAGAGCTACTGGCCGAGTACGCGGGCATAACCGCCGACATCACCATCCCCGACGCGATCAACAGCGCACTAGACGCACACGCCAGGATGGTAAAAACCCAGCTACCCCTCACCTACGCCCTCTTCCACACAATCAACACCATCACACCCGAAGAAATCGACTGGATGGTACAGCGTACAACACAGCGCATCACCACCCACACCCTGAGGCTCCCCGAAGAAATCGAAACCAAACTAAAACACGCCCTCATACGCGGCACCGCAACAGGGGTGAACCCAGAAGAAACCGCGCGGCAACTCCTAAAACAAGTAGGCGACGCATTCAAAGGCGGACTACCCCGCGCAACCATGATCGCCCGCACAGAAACCCACGACGCGCAACGCCACGCAACACAACAATGGGAGAGCCGCAACACCGACATCCTAGAAGGCTGGGTATGGGTAGCCGCCCTAGACAAACGCACATGCGCCGCATGCATCGCAATGCACGGAACAACCCACCCCACCACCGAAACCGGCCCAAACGACCACCACCGCGGACGGTGCACCCGCGTCCCAAAGACCAAACCCTGGGCACAACTCGGCATCAACCAAACCGACACCGCACCAAAAATCCAAACCGGCGAAGAATGGTACAGGTCACTAACACCACAAGCGCAAGCCGACATACTAGGCGCGCAACGCGCCCACCTCATCAACACCGGGCAAATCCCATTCACCGCCCTAGCCCAAAGAACCACAAACCCAGGGTGGCGGGACACCATCACCCAGCGCCCACTGAGCGACCTAAAACAGAAAGCCAAAAATGCCTAAAACACTCACCCGCGAATCAGCAGGCGGACAACCAACCAGCGACCTAACCGGCGCAAAAATCGCAATCACCATCATCACCCCCGGCCAAGGCTCAAGCGGATACTACCCGGCCGAAACCATCTCGGGCGCCGCCCACCTCTTCCCCGCCGGGACACACATGTACATCAACCACCAAACCGAAACCGAAGAATGGGAGAGGCCCGAAGGCGACCTCAACCAACTAGCCGGAGCACTAGCCACCCCCGCCACCATCAACCCAGAAACCGGGGCACTAGAAGCAACCGCCGAAATCTTCGAATCACACCGAAAATTCCTAGCCGACCGGGCACACATCATCGGCGTCAGCATCAACGGCGTTGCCAGCATCAACCCCGAAGGCGTAGTAGAAGCAATCCACAGCATCCGCTCCGTAGACTTCGTAACCCGCCCAGGCAGGGGGGGACGAATCGACCAAATCTTAGAACATCAGAAGGAGGAAGGCGAAATGCCCAAACCCCATGAACAACAGAACCCCGTGGAAGAAATCACAGGCACCAACGACACCCTGGAAAACAACGCCCCCGGTGAGGCCGTGGCCGGTGAAACGTCACCCGCCAGCGACGAAAACACCGCCGAGGCGGCAGCCGAAGCAGTAGAGCCGGAGCCGGGGCCGGTGGAGAATGACGGGTGCGCCGAATCGGCCCGTGAGTCCGCCGTGTCCGAGGCTGAGCGGCTGGCTGGTGAGAACCGTGCCTTGCGTGAGCGTATCGCAGTGTTGGAGGGTGAGGCGCGCCGCACCGTCGTTGAGTCTATCGTTCGTGAAGAGTTCCACGGCATCAACGCACCCCATGCGGTGAAAACCCTCACAGAGGCCGGGGCTGCGGACAAGAACCTAGACCCAGAGGCGTTCCGTGAAAGCGTCCGCGCCCATGCTGCAGAGTACCCGCGCGCCCCCTACGGCGCACCCGGCGTCTACGGCATCCCCGCCGGTGGTGGGGATACCGTCACTGAATCCGACATCATCGAAGCAATGAAAGGCTAAGAATCATGGCTAAAAACCTCGTCTACCCCCGCGCCGAACACATTAGCGTACCCTCCCCCGCCGACGTGAAGAGCGGCGACCCCGTAGTAGTCGGCACCAATGACGCCGGTTACGCCGGTGTGGCAATCATCGACGCAGCGAACGGCTACCCGGTAACCCTTGACCTTGTAGGCTCTTGGCTGATCCCCGTGAAGGAGAAGGTGAACGCGGGGCAGCGTGTGAACGTCGGCACCGACGGGAAGCTCACCACCGGGGCAGGCAAGAAATGGGGTGTCGCCCTGGAAGGCTCCGCAGCCCCCGGCGCCCCCGCCCCCGCGGAGCCCCCCCGCG